GAGTCATGATGGATACATTCAAATTGGTATTTTCTCTCATAGTGTAGAGAAACATCTAGAGTTAAATCCTGAACAAGAATGGCAAGTAACCTATTGGATGCCTGATCCATTCTGTATTAGATATCCAAGACCTAATTATCAGCATACAATGAAGGCGAATGAAGGTTCACCTAAGACTGATAATGCTACTGATAGTCGTCCTAGAGACTTCCCAGACCAAGCAACGAATAGACTTGAGAGAACATTATGAAGATGTGGGAGACAAAGTGCTCTGGGTGTGGTAAGATGACACCAGCAAATGAGTGTCCTCAAGTTGGATGTTACGTTCCATCTGAAACTAAATATAAAAATTCACTATGCAAACCCTGTTGGTTGAAAACAATTATGACAAAAACAAATTTACCTGACGTAGTTCTATATTCAAAGAATGAATGTCAGTGGTGTGATCGTGCTAAAATGTTATTGGATAGTCTTGAAATTAGATATTTGGAATATAAATTAGATACAGATTTCACACGTAATCAATTCAAACAGGAGTTTGGAGATCAAGCAACTTTTCCACAGGTAAATTTTGGTCAAACGCATGTTGGTGGATTTAAGGATACCCTGAATTACCTGAGAGAAAATAAAGCCATTTGACAAGTGGACGATATCGTAGTATAATTGATGTGAAATCAATCGCAGTCTTCTTCACTTGTCTCTAAATAAATATAGACCTATAGAGGGACAATTATTTTTCTCAGATTATTTGAACAATAACGGAGTAAACCAATGACGATAGCTGTTTATGTGTTCGTTGTTCTCGGAGCATTTCTCATGGGAACATTAACTTCTTGGATTGCCAAAGACTATATCGATGCCTTCATTGATAATGCTGCATATGCAAAGGCAATAACACATCCAGAAATGTTAAACCCAGACGGCACTGTCAACCAAGAGGAACTATTAACACTTAATTTCTTGTCAGAAGAAGACGACGAAGATTACGATGACCCTATGAATTAAGATCATGATTCTCGTTGATATGAATCAGTGCATGATCAGCAATTTGATGATGCAAATTAAAGTCGGTGACAAACTAGATGAAAAACTAGTCCGACATATGGTACTCAATTCCCTAAGATCTTACAACAGAAAATTTAGGGAAGAGTACGGAGATATGGTCCTTTGTTATGATAGTAAACACTATTGGCGCAAGGACTATTTTCCTTTCTATAAACAAAATAGAAAAAAAGACAGAGAAAAATCCAATCATGATTGGAATGCAATCTTTGAAGTTCTAAACAAAATTCGTGATGAAATCCGAAACAATTTTCCTTACATAGTAATGGAAGTAAGTGGTGCAGAAGCGGATGACATCATTAGTGCTTTATGTAAATACTCTTCTGATATCTCAGATGAGAAAATTTTAATTCTTTCTGGCGATAAAGACTTTATACAGTTGAAAAAGTTTCCTGTTGTAAGTCAATACAATCCATTACAAAAGAATTTTGTAAAAGATATCAATCCAATCGAATACATTGCAGAACACATCATCAAAGGTGATCGTTCTGATGGTATCCCTAACTTCCTTTCTTCTGATGATACTTTCGTTACCAATAAAAGGCAACGACCAATAAGTAAGAAGAACCTAGAGAAGTGGATTTATTCTAGTCCAACTGTTTTTTGTAACACTCAAGAAAAACTAGATAACTACTATAGAAATAAAATTCTTATTGATCTTGATTGTATACCAGAAGAATTGCGCCGAGAAATAGTAGATAAATTTAAAGTGTTAAATAGTAATGATAAAACAAAGTTATCGATTGACTACTTTGTCACAAACGATTTGACTTCACTCATGAATAACTTGGAGGATTTTTAAACATGGCTGATTTAGATAAAAACCAAATGCTTTTATCTGAAGTTCTACAGAAAGTATCTAATGCTAAAACCAAAGCACAAAAGATTAAAATTCTGAAAGACTTTCGTACTGACGCACTCGTTTCAATTTTAATTTGGAATTATGATACTAGTGTAAAGTCTATGATTCCCGAAGGAGAAGTTCCTTATAAGGTTAATGACGCTCCTATTGGTACAGAACATACAAGACTTATACAAGATTATCGTAAACTATTTCATTTTGTAAAAGGTGGAAATGATTCTTTGAATCGATCTACTCGTGAAAGAATGTTTATCCAAATGTTGGAAGGACTGAGTAGTGAAGAAGCACATCTTATCTGTTTAGTAAAGGATAAGAATTTACAGAAAAAATACAAGGTAACTAAAGCTTGTATTGATGAAGCTTATCCAGACATTGAATGGGGGAATCGCAGTTGAATAAAGGAGTTAGAGTTCTCCATAAAAAATGTAGTTCTGATCTTGCACATGATAGATCTCTGCCATATACGGCATATCTTGTAACATATGTAGAAGATGGAGAAACATTTTATGACATTAGTACTTGCAATAAACAAGTAGAGTTGTTTGATTTTTATTGGGACACTTATAAAAGTGATTTCAAATATTTTAATCAAACAGAAGGTAGAGTCAATCCTAGACTTTGGTCACCAAAGAAAGAGGGTTAAAAATGATGACACTTGATAGAGCTTTAGTAATGTTTTTTCGTAGAGTTGAGATCATAACATCCATGGAAATGGGTGGTAAGTTAGATTCAGAAACTGCTTACCAAATGATTAAAAACGAAATGAAGAAACTTAAAAAGTCTAGAAAGAAGATTAACAAAGCCTCCTAACGGGGGTTTTTTTCTTGACATAGAAAGCTCTTGGTGTTACAATTAAAACATGTTCGGAGAAATTTATGACGGTTAAACTTGTCTCCATCACACCTGATGCTGAGAAACACATGGGGTATGTTGCTAGGGTATCAAACCCAAACAACCAACCCAACCCAAATTATGCTGGTCTTCTAAAGTACTGCATCAAACATCAACACTGGTCAGTGTTTGAACAAGCATTCATAACACTTGAGATTGAGACGACTCGCGGTATCGCAGCTCAAATTTTACGACACCGTAGTTTTACATATCAGGAATTTTCACAACGGTATGCAGATGTAAGTCTGATTACTGATGAGATTCCTATCCCTGAACTTCGCCGTCAAGATACTAAAAATCGTCAGAACTCAACTGATGATCTTCCTCCTGGTATTATTGAAGATTACCGAGAGAAGATTAAGAAACATTTTGAAGATGCATCTGCTCTCTATCAAAGTCTCTTGGAAGTTGGCGTCGCCAAAGAGTGTGCTCGCTTCGTGCTGCCTCTCGCTTGTCCGACCCGTATCTACATGACAGGCAGTGTTAGGTCATGGATCCATTATATCGATCTGAGGTCCGCCCACGGTACTCAGAAGGAACACATGGACATTGCTCATGCATGTCGCGATATTTTTAAAGAAGTTTTACCCACAGTTTCTGAAGCACTTGAATGGTGAACCATGAACATTTTTGTTACTAGTCAAAGTCCATCTAAATCTGCACAAATTTTACCAGACAAACATGTTGTCAAAATGCCTCTTGAGTGTTGTCAGATGCTTTCGATTATATACTCATCATGGTATTACGATTGGGGTGAGATTCACAAGATCAATGGTGAACCTTATGCTACAAAGAAAGGTGCATTCCGTAACCACCCCTGCACTAAGTGGGCTGCAGAAAGTATATACAATACTGCATGGTTGATTGCACATGGTACTGCATTGTGCATGGAGTACAATCATAGATATAATAAAATTCATTCATGTAGTAAAGCATTGTTTGAATCAAAGAAAATTTTTCATAATCAAACAAACAAAGCAATTGTTTGTCATCAAAAAGTAGAAAATTTTACAAGAGCAATGCCTGATGAATTTAAACTTGACACAAGCATTGACACTTTTACTGCTTACAAAATGTACATTAGCAGCAAACCTTGGGTTACATCTAATTATCTTCGTGACCCATCCAGAAAACCAGATTGGGTATAATTTATGAGACATATTTTGTTTACCCTGAAAGGTTGTAATATAGATCTAATGGAAGATCAAGATTACATGAGAATACTTTTGTTTCGAGCAGCAAAAGAATGCAACTCAACTCTCCTCGATTTAAAAGTTCATAAGTTTGAACCTCAAGGTCTTACTGGCATTGCGATGCTTGCCGAAAGTCACTTAAGCATTCATACTTGGCCGGAGAAAGGTATGGCAGTGTGTGATGCTTTTACATGTGGTGATCACACTAACCCACAAGCCGCAGTAGAATATATGAGAGATAAACTTGAATCTACTGATATGGTTTCTAAAATGTTTATCAGACCTTTAGACTAAATAAAACTACACTACTTGAAATTATGCCTACTTATCCTGTTATCAACAAAGTGACTGGGGAGACTCAAGAACTTCACATGACCATGAAAGATTATTGTGATTGGAAAGATAAAAATACTGACTGGGACAAAGATTGGTCTGCAGGGTGTGCAGGAGTTGCCGAAGTTGGCGAATGGAAGAACAAAGTTGATGGTGGATTCAAAGATGTTCTAACGAACATTAAGAATCATCATCCACATGCCACATTTGAAGTCTAGTTAAAATTATGACAAGAAAGAAAAAGTCTCTTGCTGGTACTAGTGCAAAGGTAATGCGTCGGAAGAAACCAATCAATTCTGATCAGCTTCTTGATATCCAACCGTTGACTCCAGCTCAAGATAAAGTTTTTGAAGATTGGAAAAGTGGTAAAAATCTTTGTCTCTTTGGTTGTGCTGGTACAGGTAAAACATTTGTTGCCTTATACTTAGCACTCAGGGATGTATTATCAGACAATACTCCATACGAGAAAATTTACATCGTTAGATCTCTTGTAGCAACTAGAGAAATTGGTTTCCTTCCTGGTGATCATGATGACAAAGCTGCTTTATATCAGATTCCTTATAAGAACATGGTTCAATACATGTTTGAAATGCCATCTGATCCAGACTTTGACATTCTGTATGATAAACTAAAAGAACAGGAAACTGTATCGTTCTGGTCTACAAGTTTTATACGTGGTACTACTCTAGATAATGCTATTGTTATCGTTGATGAAATGCAGAACTTGAATTTTCATGAACTTGATAGTATAATTACAAGGTGCGGTCAAGATACAAAAATTATTTTCTCTGGTGACGCCGTACAATCCGACCTTGTAAAAACTAATGAACGTAATGGTATTCTAAACTTTATGAGTATCGTTCAGAACATGGAAGAATTTGGTTGTACAGAATTCAACATTCAAGATATTGTTCGTTCAGGTTTAGTCCGAAGTTACTTGGTTGCAAAAATTAATGCAGGATTTTAATGTTTGAACATGTAACTATTGATTTACCTAATAGACTTAAACGTGAGCAGATTGATGGTAAAAGATATTATCGATTACCAAATGATGATGTTACTAAACTAGTATCTATCACAACAGTTACTAGTTTTCAGTCTAAAGAATCAATTGCGAAGTGGCGTCGTAGAGTAGGTGCTGAAGAAGCAAATAAAATCTCTAGTCGTGCAGCAAGTCGTGGGACTGACATGCACACATTAGTAGAATACTATTTAAAAAACGAAGACCTACCAGAGAAACAACCACTATCAGAGTTTATGTTCAAGTTTGCAAAACCTGAACTAGATAAACTTAATAAAATTCATGCTCTAGAAAAATCCCTATATAGTAAACAACTTGGTGTAGCAGGAACTGTTGATTGCATCGCAGAATACAACGGTGAACTAGCCATAGTTGACTTCAAGACTTCTAAAGAACCAAAACCTAGAGAATGGATTGATAGTTATTTCGTACAAGCAGCTGGTTATGCTTGTATGTTATACGAACTGACAGGCATTGCCGTCAAAAAACTTGTTATTATTATGTCATGTGAAAATGGAGAATGTAAAGTCTATGAAGAGTACGACAAGCAAAAGTATATTCGATTACTTATGCAGTACATCCGTAACTGGAAAGAGTCTAATGAGTAGACAAAAAAACGAATTGGAGAATTTACTTGAAGGTAGATTCTTAACTGCCCCAAAATTTTCTATGGAAATTGAGGAGATCGTTCGCGACTGTAAAGGTGAGTTAAATTACATTGAAGCAATCATTTGTTATTGTGATGAACATTCAATTGAATTGGAATCAGTAAACAAACTTATTTCCAAACCACTCAAAGAAAAAATCCGTGCCGATGCACAAAGATTAAATTGTATCAAGAGAACCACACGCGCTAAACTGCCGTTGTGACAGGGTTTGAAGTATACAAAACCTATCTAGCAATCAAACTACATTTTACAAAGGACAACTATAACTACTTTACTTTCCATGGAAAGTCTAGAGCATCTGAGTCGTCCTTTGAAAAAAGAAAAGACAGATACTTTTTCAAAAAACTTGCTACTAAGTTTGATCAAGAAACTATCTTACAGTTCTTTGTGTCTCATTTCGTAGAGAATAGCAACACTTGGATTGGAGATCTATCTGTCTATAACTCTTCCACATTTAATGCATGGAAGAAAAAAATTCAATCAATGACGTTTATGTTTGAAAATGACATAGACTATTTGATTGACATTACTAGTTTTGAAAAAATCTTTGATTGTAAATCTGGTAATCATCCTATCTTATTACAAGCATATCTTGGAGACAGGATAACATTAGAATCGATGGTGATACTAAACAATTTAGTTAAGTATATACCAGACTTCGATAAACATATTAAAGAACCAGTTATATGGCCTGATATTAGAAGAAAGGTAGTGAAATACGAACCGTTTCTTTTAGTAGATAAGACTAAATATAAGTGTATCCTCATAGAAAAATTAAATGGCATTCTTTGATGAAGTTCCCATTCGTGCTGAAGCAGCAGAACTCTTTGATTTATATCAAAGAATGATGCAAATCAGTATGGGTGGGTTATATAGTATGAAATTAAAACAAGAATACCTTGATAAATTAACTAGGATTATAGAACTACAAAAGATTATGTACTTCAGAGCAAAATATTCTGAGGAAGATGATGCATTTGAATTTATTCAACATTTAAAAAAATGTTCTACAATGTTAGGATATGATGGAGACATCGATGAAGTCTTCCTTTCTATGGAAGCGGACCTATTAAAAGCTCAACAAGCTTTGAACCAAAGCTCTTGACTCCTGGTCTATAATCTGTTATAATAATTTCGTTGGGCTGCACAGTATTGAGCGTAAGACCCAACACGTAAACCAAATACAAACAAATACGGAGAACCCAAATGTCCTTTTCTTCACTCAAGCGTGATTCAGGATCTGCTTTTGACAAACTAACCAAAGAACTTGAGAAAGTTGCATCGGGAGATAATGCATCTAAGAGAGATGATAATCTTTGGAAACCAGAAATGGACAAATCGAGTAACGGTTACGCAGTTATTCGTTTCCTACCTGCACCTGATGGAGAAGATATTCCATGGGCTAAATTGTTTAGTCATGCATTCCAAGGTCCAGGTGGATGGTATATTGAAAATTCATTGACTACTATTGGTAAGTCAGATCCAGTTGGTGATATGAATCGAGAACTGTGGAACAGTGGTCTGGATTCTGACAAAGCGATTGCACGTAAACAGAAACGTAAACTGTCTTACTACTCAAACATTTATGTTGTACAGGATCCTTTGCATCCAGAGAACGAAGGTAAAGTATTCCTTTACAAGTATGGTAAAAAAATCCACGATAAAATTGTCGAAGCAATGCAACCTGCATTTGCAGATGAAACCCCTATCAACCCTTTTGACTTCTGGAAAGGTGCTAACTTCAAACTGAAGATTCGTAAGGTTGATGGTTATTGGAACTATGATAAGTCTGAGTTTGATTCAGTCTCTACTCTTGGTGGGTATGATGACACTCAACTTGAGTCTATTTACAAGTCTCAATATTCTCTTTCTGAGTTAACTGCCGCTGATAAGTTTAAATCATATGAAGAACTTTCAAAACGTATGACTACTGTTTTGAAAACTAAGAAAGCTCCACGTATCGATCCTGAAACTGCCGAAGACGAAATGTTTGAAACTCCTAAGTTCAATACATCTTCTTCTGGTGGATTCAATGATCCAGATATTACTGGTAGTAATCAGGTTGTTCCCCAGATGAGTGCTGTAGAAAGTGAAGATGATGCAATGTCTTACTTTGCACGTCTCGCCGAAGAATGATAAATAGTTCTGTCGCTCTTTCGTGCGCGACACGCTACGAATAGGAATATCGCTTAAGAGAGGGGTTTAACCACCCCTCTTTTTTTATGTCCTAACAAAAGGTTCTGAAATTCTTAACCCATCATTATTAATTTGATACTCGGTATCATAAGCTAATAATGTTTCAAGTTCTTCTTCTAAAATTCCCAAGTATTTTTTATTTGGAATAACAATTTCTCTCTTATTTTCATTCTGGATGTATTCATACTCTCTATTAGTGACCGCTGTAAGACCCTGTGACGCCGTTACTGTATTGACTACTTGAGTGGTTACATTATTAGTTGTTGATGTTGTGTAGTACTCGAAAGACCAGTCTGGTAGATAGTTACTAACCTGTTGCGAAGCTGTTTCTGCATACTCAACAATAACTCCTTGTTCTAATACTTGTCCAAGATTGTTATCTCTAACGTTATCAGTTTCCCAGTGACGAATGTTATCAACGGATGAACCATACTTAGTATCAATATAATTATCTAGTTCATTAGAACTTAATGGCCATTGACTATGAATGTCTATGATATTATTAAGTAAAAGAATTGCCCAATAGTATTCGGAATCATTATACAAGTTAAAAGATAACTGTTCTACAGTTTGACCTGATTGAATAGTATAATTTGTGGAAGCAGAAAATATTGCATTAAAACTATTACGAGCTCTTACTCTACGAAATAAATTTTTTGATAGTTTATAATTATTTTTATCCTTAAAGTCAGGATATAAAAAATTTGGTTGAGAATTAAAAAACATTTCTAGAACCCTTGATTAATAACTTCGGTTTGTGTAATAATTTCAGTCTCTGTGAAACTTAACTGCATAGTATATGCAACTGGATCTGCACCTCTGTATGTTGCCCATACAGCATCTGGAGTATAATTAACAGTTACACCCGTAAGAATACAAGGTTTTAATTTTGGTAATGAATCAATCTCAGAACCATTTTCACCTTGATGCCAAGAGATTCTAAATATTTTTGGAATAGTTAACCAACGATCTGAAAGAGATCCCGATTCTTTATCATTATTACCAAGAGTTCCAGCATAATCTGGTAGAGCCATTGCTCTAAGTTTTTTAATGATTGCTTTAATTCTGATTGTCTCGGTAGAATTTCTTGGTACTAATTTCCAATCAAATGAAAATGTTCTCATGTTTACACCATTAAACACTTGTTCTGTGTATGGGTTTTGAATTCTACCGAAAGCATTTTGAGTTACTTGGTTAGCACTACCACCACCAACTCCAGCAACACTATCCAACATTGACATTGCCGCACCAGTGGCACCAGCTCCAGCTGCAGCTTGAACAGTCTTTGCAATTTCCCCAGAACCATCTCCAGACATAATCTGACTCGCTACCTTGGGCAACATCTTTCCGATGATACCATTGTTCGTAGTATAGTTTGGCGTGTCACTGTAGTTAACATTATTTGGGATTGGTAAAATTACAGTTCCATGTGGTGCTGCATTAATTTTAAATTGCGACTGTATATTACTAATAAAACTAGTGTCTTGACTAATATCAGTAGCAACACCCGACTCACCTTCAACTGGAGTTGCTGAACCTTTAATAATATTTTCAGCAGTATTGATAGTGAGTTGAGTAACTTTTACAAAATCAACAATATCAATTTGTATATAATCATAATTACCACCCTCAGGCCATTGAAGATTGCCGGCAACACCACTCTGTGCAGTTGGAGATGCTTTGAAATTATTATTAAGAAGTGCTAACGCATCAGGTATTGGATAGTCCTTGGATGCCATAAATATTTCTAACCGATCTATTCCTATAGCTATATATGAACACTTTGAAGGGTAGGTATACTCCAAGAAACATTAAAAAGTATAGAGGAGATCATAGGAATATAATTTATAGGTCTTCATGGGAACTCAAGTTCATGAAATACTGTGATTTAAACCATAGTATACTTGAATGGGGTAGTGAAGAAATAGTAATTCCATATAGATCTCCACTTGACAATAGAATTCATAGATATTTTGTTGACTTTTATGTCAAAGTGGAAGATATAAATAAACAAATAAAAAAATATTTGATAGAAGTTAAACCAAAGAAACAAACTAAACCCCCATCAAAACCTAAACGGCAAACTAAAAGATACATCAGTGAAGTAAGTGAGTATGTAAAAAACCAGGCTAAATGGGAAGCAGCAACAGAGTTTTGCGAGGATAGACAATGGAACTTTATGATAATCACCGAAGACGAACTTAAGGTATGAGTATATTTTCAATAGTTAAAGAAGCTGCAGGAGACGAGCCAAAATCTTTTGGTTGGTATCGTGACAATGTAAAAGTTCTTTTCAAGATGAGTGATCTATATGCTGATCTGGTGGAACAGGAGGAAACTTTAACTCCCACACCAGGACAGTTATACATGTTTGAATATAAAGCAATTTATGCCGCAAGGTTAAATTTTTATGATAGATTTCCTCTTGTGTATATCACAGGTGTCGGAGATCCATTCAGAGGTGTTAACTTACATTATCTTGGACTGAGAAAAAGACTTAACTTAGTTTTAAATTTGGAAAATGGTGTGCTCGCAGGAGCTCCAAAAAGATCCTATCACAATTATCTACTAAAAGGTCTTGAAACTCCGTTGTACCTGATAAATAGTGATGATTATAAAACTGCTGCCTTCTTACCTGTAGAAGATTTTGGTGGTGTAAGTAAAACTGCCGTCTGGAATGGAGCAAAACAACAATGACACTTGAAGTAACATCAAATTTAAACGTACTGACAAACTATAACGAATTTAAATCATATGTATCTAAATTTGGCTATAGTATGGCCAATCTATATGACATCCAATTTGATTTACCTGGATCTAGTTCATTATATCTTCAACTTGCTGATGACTTTGGTTTGTCTACAGAAGAAGGTTCTCCAACTCTTTCGGATGTCCAACAGTTGATGAGATTATATACTACATCATGTACTATGCCTGGTGTTACCATGTCCGACAGTGAATATAGGATTACTAATACTCCCCAATTAAAATATGCCTATGGTGCAGTATTTAATGAATTTAGTGTTACTTTTTTGATGGATGCTAATTCAAACATCAGAAAATTATTTGATAAATGGACGAACATCATTTATCCATATTCATCTTTTCGTGGTTCTGGAGATGGAGTTCTAAGAACAAGATATAAAGATGAATATATTGGTGATATTACTGTTGTTAAATATGAAAGAGGATCTTCATCTCAAAAAATTAGAAAGATGGCAAATAAAGTGGCTACCAGAAGAATTATTCCTGATGGTGAAGGAGATCAAGATAGTTTATTCGTTGATAATGTTGCAGTTCATGCTGTAAAGATGAAGAATGCATTTCCAAAATCAATTGATTCTATGACTTTGACTGCTGATGGTGGTTCATTAACCCAGTTTTCTGTGTCCTTTGAATATGAGTCTTTACAAACTAGTACACCAACAAGAACATCATTGGCATAACCCTTATAAATATTTTTAGATAATATTATTTTGTAATGCCTTTACCAAAGCTAAATGCTCCAACATATGAGTTGGTACTTCCATCAACAGGAAAAAAAATTAGATATAGACCATTCCTAGTTAAAGAAGAAAAAATTCTTCTGGTTGCTATGGAATCTGAAGATGAAAAACAGATGCAAGATTCTGTTAAACAGATTCTGAAAAATTGTATCCTCACTAGAGGTGTCAAGGTTGATGATCTATCAGTTTTTGATATTGAATTTTTATTCCTAAATATTCGTGGTAAGTCTGTAGGTGAAGAAGTCACATTAAATCTCATCTGCCCAGATGACAATGAGACTCAAGTTGAAGTTGTTATTGATATTGAAGATATCAAAATCCATAAACCAAAAGAACATAATTCTTTGATTAAGTTGACGGAAGAAGTATATCTACAAATGAAGTATCCAAGCATGGAAACTTTTGTGAAAAATAATATTACAGGTGATAATACAGTAGATTCAATTTTTGATCTAACTATAAGTTGTATTGATCAAGTTATTGAAGGTGAAGAAGTTTTTGAATCTAAGAGTTTTTCTAAGAAAGAACTTTTAGAATTTATGGATAGTATGGACAGTACACAGTTTCAATTAATTCAAAAGTTTTTTGAAACAATGCCAAAACTTTCTCATGTAGTTGAACTTGACAATCCTAAAACAGGTGTCAAGAGTGAAGTTGTTATTGAAGGTCTACAGAGTTTTTTCGATTAGTTCTAGCTCACGAATCCCTTGAAAACTATTACAAAACTAATTTCGTGATGGTACAACATCATAAGTGGGATCTAGAACAATTAGAAAACATGATACCTTGGGAAAGGGAAGTATATGTTCAGATGCTTATCGAATTTGTCGAAGAAGAAAATGAACGAATCAAAAGTCAACAGAAATAACTAATGCCAGCACCCGCCGCCGCTGCAGCTGCAGCACCACTTATAAAAGGATTACTCGGAGCAGGAGCTCGCGGGGCGGCTACTGGTGGAGTTAGAGCTGCAGCTGGTAACGCTGCTAAAGGAATGGCCGCTGACGCTGTAAAAGGTGGCGCCAAAAAAGGGATGAAGAACTTTGCCCGTAACATGACGGGTAAAACATCAGAAGATTATAAGTCAAGAGTAGATGGTGTAAATCCAGAGACTGGTGAATATCTAACACCTGAAGAAAGAAAAGCAAGATTTAAGGGATTTGCAACCGCTCCAACAAAACCAAAATCTCAAAAATTATTATCAGCAGCTCCAACTCAAGCAGTAGCTGCTTTGCCTCCAGCTGGTGGAGTAGGTAATAATGATCAACAAACAAAAACTGTAAATCATCTGGAAAAAATTCAGATGTATTTAGAAAAACTTTTAGTACTTGAAGAGAATGCCTTAAGTAGATTACAAGATAGAATTCTAAACGAAGCTAGAAGTGAGGACAGATCTTCCGCTGAGGAAGAAGAAGAGTCGATGGAGAAGGGTAAAGGGGAGAAGAAATCAAAAGGAAATCCCCTCATGCAGGGGGTAAAGAAGAAAGCAGGTGGCATCTTCAAATTCCTGATGGACTTTGCTATGAAGTTTGTTGGATATAAAATTTTAGAATGGATTGGCAAACCAGAAAATCAAGAGAAAGTAACTAAGATGATTGGGTTCTTTCAAGGACTCGTATCTTTCGTTACAACAGTTGCGGGAATAATTGGTGCTGGTTTTGAATTTGCTACTGATACAATTGAGAAATCAATTGAAGGCATTAAATTTTTAGCAGAAAAAGTATCAGACTTCTTTGGTTTCAAATGGTTAGATGTAGATGCTTTACTAGAACCAATTAAACCTATTATTACTTTCTTTACAGAAACAATTCCAGGTGCTCTTGATAATTTTATAGACGGTTTAGCATCCACAGTTGATGCAATGGATAAACTTCCAGAACAATTTATAGGTATTGTTGATAAAATTGCAAATGGTTTCTTAGGATTTATTGGATTGGGTCCAAAAGATACTGAAGATTTTCCCGATAATCCTGATGCACCAGCTCCTGTAGAAACAGGTTTCCTAGAAAATACTGCTGGAAATGGATCGCAACCAAAAGAAACTGCACTAGATAAAAAACCTGTCCAAGATCAGGCTTCTAAGAATGTAGATGATTTACCACAAATGAGACGTGGTGGTATGCTTCGTGGTGCTACACATGCACAAGGTGGTGTTCCTATCGAAGCAGAAGGTGGTGAATATGTATTAAACAGAAGAGCAGTTGCTGCAATTGGTGGTGGTGTATTAGACAGTCTTAACTTTGGTAAATATCCTGCTGTTGGTAGAGGAGAAAGAGAAAATCCAAGCAGCATGGCATCAACTGGTGGTATTGTTCAAACTTTTGCTGAAGGTGGTTCAGTTCATCCTCTTTTAACAAAGATGAATGACAAGAACATTAGAAAGGCACATGCTCGTTCTGGACTTTGTGTAACAGGATCACTCAATACTATGTTAAAGAGTGGTGTTCCAGAACCTGCTGCTACTGGAAATGATGTAGGTAATAATCCAAGAGGTGCAATCTCTCAGATGATGCAACCTCCATATAATTGGAAGAGTATGGGTGGTACTAAAACTACTCTTGATAGTCCTTATGGAAAAGTTTCACCAGGTATTTTTTCAAGAGAAAAATACCTTGAACTGGTTGAAGCTGGTAAAGTTCCATCAGGTGCATTAGTATTCCAGACAAGACACAACAGTTGGAATGACACTAGTTATAACTCAAGGGGTTATGACATGGCTATTGCACAAAAGAACGGACAGGCGTTATGGAATGGAGTGCCGATTAATGATTCACTTGTATATTCTGGCACTAAAAAGGTAGTTGTATTGACACCTGATGGAAAAATGGGTAATGGTGAAGTTGGAGATATGACAAGTAATACTGATGGTAATGCATCAAGTAACGGTGCATCTGGTGGGTCTACTACAACCACCACTACAACTACAAGACCTAAAACAGCAAAAGAAAAAGCTCATGCATTGCAAGGTTCTATTTTAGGTGCAGCAAACGCACTTGTAGAACTTATGGGTGGTAAACCTGTCAATGCTGAAGATGTTCTTAGCCAAAAACAAGAAGAGAATAACAAGATCAAAGGAGAATATAGTTTTGCTGAGGGTATTGATACTAAAATCATTGATTATCAGATGCCTTCAGATTCGAGTACCAGTTTTGATGTTGATTTTGAAGTTCCAACTTTAGGAGATAATCTCCCACCATTTTCCCAAGCATTATATCCTATTAATCTATAATGGCAATTTCTAGTGCTATCACTCCATATACAGGATCTACATCTACAGCGATTGTAAAACCACAACAATCGCTTAGTGGTATTGTTCCTGTAGAAAAAAATACAGAAACTGTAGTTGTAACTGTCAAAGATATAAGAACTTCTGTTCTTAAATTACTCAGGAAAAGACAACAAAGAGATAGACTTGAACAAAAATTTTACAATTTACAGGACACATTAGACAAAAGAAAAAAAGCAGAAAAGGAAGAAAAAAAATCTGAGAAAGGTAAGTTCCTAGGTAAACTTGGTAGTGGAATTGCTGGTAAAGCAAAAGCAGTTGGAGGTGATCTTTTCGATGCTGTCGGAAAGTTGTTAGGTTTTGTTGCTTTAGATTGGATTTCAAAACCAGAAAATCAACAAATAGTACAAGCTATTGTAGAAGGAATTGGACAAATATTCAAATTTATTGATTGGTTTGTTACTGGTTCTGTTGACAATCTTCTATCTGGATTTACCAAGCTTGTAGCCGGTGATACTTTACTGGAAAGATTTGTTGGGTTCTTCCAGATGGCTGCTGGATTTATGGGATTAAGATATTTCTTAGATCCTACGTTGATAGTCACGGATTTAACAAAAGCTATAAAATTTATTAAAGGAAATGCTTTAAGAAAGCTATCAATCTTTAATAAAAAATTACAAAAATTTGGGTTAAAGAAAGCTCTCAAATTTGCATTCCCAAGATTATCAAAAATACTATCTAGGTTTACAGGTCTTGGTAGTAAAATTTTAAATGGTATTTCAAAAAAATTAGGTGTAGGTAAAGTAGGTAATTTGTTTGGAAAAATTACCACTGCATTACTAAGAAAAATACCCGCTCTCGGTGCAGCTAAAAAGGCAATCTTCCATATCCTAAAACCTGTAACTAAATTCCTTACTGGTATTCCTTTTGTTGGTGGATTGATATCTTTTGGTGTCAACATGTTACTTGGTGATCCACCAGGGAAAGCAGGTGTCAAAGCAATTGGTTCTGGACTTGGATCTTGGCTTGGTGCTGGTCTTGGTACTTTACTTCTACCAGGTATTGGCACATTTATTGGTGGTTTCCTGGGTGGTCTAGTTGGTGATTGGTTAGGTTCAAGATTTTACGATCTCCTAAAAGGTAAAGCGGCAAAAAAACCATCTAAAATAGAGGAGACTAGACAGGAGGCAGCGATGGCCGCTGCTAAAATGAAACAAAAAAGTGGAGGTGGAGAGTTATCTGACGCCAATTTATTAGAAATTTCAGGGCAACTGGGTAACAACCCAGAGACAAAAAAACCATATACAATAGAAGAAGTTAAAAAACTATTAAGTGATAAACCTGAAGAGACTGTAACCACTACTACCACAACAACTACGACTGGTGATAATGATGCTAATATCTCTCTAACCAATACTGATTATATGAATCTTATGATAGAGACTATGGATAAGGGTGGTATTACAGACAAAAATGAACGTATCATGTTTATGGCACAAGTTGGTCATGAATCTGGTGATGGACTTTATATGGAAGAGATTGCTAGTGGAGCAGATTATGAGGGTAGAAGTGATCTTGGCAATACTCAACCAGGCGATGGAAAAAGATTTAAAGGTAGGGGATACATCCAGATTACAGGGCGCGCAAACTATAAAAGATACGGTCCTATGATTGGCGTACCAGATGCAGTAGAGAATCCAGAAAAACTTGCTCAACCTCAAAACGCAGCAAAAGTTGCTCTTGCTTACTGGAAAGATAGAGTAGATAGAGACGCTGCTAAAAAGGGTATGGATGGTATGAATACTGTCACTCGTAATATAAATGGTGGACTTAATGGCTTAGACGATCGTATTGCAAAGTTTAATAAGTATTCTAATATGTCACTCCGTGGTCAAGGTGGTGGTAATCCCAGTAACTCCCCAATACCAAATAGAGTATCCAGTATTGCATCAATTCCAAAACAACCAGGATCTTCTAGATCAAGTATCATGAAAGATTTAAGTACAAAT